GTTTTTGAATTTAATGATCATGATCAATCAGTATTGAACCACACAGAAATATCAACAAAGACTCATTGCTCGGCGATCTATGAAGTTAATGATGTGGAAGATGTGTTTTTTGAATTCTCTGGGGTCGAAAATTTGGGGTTTGAACCTAGAATAACTGTAAATATACACGGGTCTGCAGATTACATTAAACAAAAACAAACAAAATGGCTTGAATTGGGGTGTAAGATAAGAACATTCCCACCCAAAAATCATGGAATTAAGGTAAGGGAATCTGCTGGTATAGTTAATTCTTTTAATTCATATTTAGAGGATTTTAATTCGCCCAACGGAACTAGTAAACCACGCCTGAAGGAACTGGTCAAGGATCGAGGTTTATGGCAAGTGACATAGAGGGACTAATGGCATTAAAGGATCTTTTATCTAAGACTGGGATATTACATGAAGGTCTAACTTTACAACTTCGTTATTATCCACTCATAGTAACGCACTGCGTTAAGTGTGAAATCAATTTTAGCTTTGAAGATAAATTAGTTGTTTATAAGTTATTGAAATTTAAAGGACAGCCACCAAAGAATATTAAAAAGCGATTTAATCTTTTAATACAATGGGTCAAAACGTTACTTGGTGATGAGTACAATGTTGTAATTCAAGGTTTTGATTTAAAGGAACCAAATGGACGAAGTAGAGTTAAAAAGCAAATTGTCGGCTCTAGGCGTAGAGCTAAACGAAACCGAAAATAAAGCTTTTTTGGAATGGAAGGAATCTGACGGTAAGCCCTTGCCTGTAGCCATGGCTTTAAAGTTGTATGAATTATTTCTGAATTTCTATTCTTTGGATGATATTTATAGGATAAACGCAAAAAAGATCCATTTGGGGGCCATAATTGACGCTCGTGTTAGACATGGTTGGGACACACGACGTAAAGAACAACTTGATTCCATGTATTCTACAGTAGAACAAAAGGTGGTCAAGGTTAAAAATGAAGCGGTGGTCCATTTATCAGATTTATTATCTGCGGCCCATAAAGTATGGGGTGACAAGATAAAATTGTTTTTACAAGAAGGTGATCCAGCCATTCTTGAAGATTTAAATATATTGAATTTCAAGAATTATAAAGAATTAGTTCAGTTACTGAAGGAATTAACTGACAAAGGAGACGGGATGGCAGTTGCGAAGGTTGTAGTCGATCACACACACACCCTAAAAGACTCAACCGAGCCTAAGACAATGTCAAGTTCCACCGCATCCGAAGTACTTAAGTTACTACAAATTAGTAAGGAAAAAAAAGTTGGGTAATATTGGTGTTTTTGAAACTGTTTTTATCAATATCATCCAGGATGGTATTGAAACAAGGGTCAAGGCTAGATCTTTGTATAAACGATTATTTGGTTTAAAGAAAGCTTCTAGGCGCACCACTGATGGTGAAGGTGAAGTTGATGGTAATATTGAAATATTGATTCAAACCACAGAAGGATTTAAAAAGATAATTAAGGCAATTTGTTCACATGCTGAAATAGCTAAAATCCGTGGAGATAGAATCGCAGTTGCTATGTCGTTCGATACTAAGATATTTGAAGAAAAAAATGGTTTAGTAACGGTTAATACATTATATGGTGGTGATAGTAAAATAAAGTATATTAATTTAAAAAATGAATTTGCCCATGATTGGATTATTCGGTTAACAATTCCACATAATGAAACTAAGGGGTTTGTTTATAACTTTATCACAGAAGATGGTAATTTTATAGCAAATAGGATTATTGTATCAAATGCCTAATCGCGAAGAAATATTAAGAGCTGCTTTATTCGTGAAATGTGAGACCAAGGAACATCTGCATGATTGGATTAAGATTTTCCTTAATTTAGATCTTCCAGACACTCTTGTATGCGATGACGACACCAGGAATCCACCATCCAATGCTTCACCAATGGACTTAATTTGGATAATATACTCCCAATTGATGTCTAACGGTAGCGAAGATTACATGCAGGTATTGGGGTTTAGCGCTCGCGGTGGTTATAAGACTTTATCCGCGGCAGTTTTAGAAGTTTTATGCATACTACATGCTGATTCAAATGTTGCGCACATGGCTGCACTAGAAGTGCAAGCTTCAAATTGTCAGGATTATGTAGATAAATTCTTGAGACGGCCGATATTAAATGAATATCTGACGTCAAAAAACAAAAGAACTGTTGAAATTACCAAATATATTCATTTTGACGGTCATGTTATTTCCCCGGTTGAATATGAAAAACTTGCAGGCGATCAGAAAATTGAATACGCAGCTAAAAGTAATTGTATAAAAATTGTTATCGCCACAATCCAAGCCGCAAACGGCCTACATGCTCGATTCGTAGTCTTTGATGAAGTTGACATTACTTCACATGAGGTAATGGAAGAAGCCAGAGGAATACCAGAATCTGATAGTGGAAGATTGCCTATAACATTCTACACATCAACTAGAAAATATGCCTTCGGTGAGGTTCAACAGCAAATAGACCGCGCACATAAGACGAAATTAAAGGTTTATCACTGGAATCTAATTGACATGTCTGAACAATGCCCCCCAGATCGTCATTTACCTCTTGAACCTAAAGTATCGATATTCTATTCAGAAGATAAATTGAGGGCTATAACTAAAGAAGAATGGTTTCTATTATCTGACAATGAACGTTCACAATACGATGAGAAGGAGGGCTTTTCTGGTTGTCTATCACGTTGCAATTTATTCTCGGTTTGTCAAGGCAGACTTGCTACTAAACAAAAATCCACATCCCCTTTACTTAAACCTATAGAACAAGTCCAGGATGCTATCAATAGAAATAGCATAGCCTTTACAAAAGCCCAGTATCTATGTTGGAAGCCCTCAGAGGAAGGTTTGATTTATCCTAATTTTAATTCGGATACTCATTTAATAACTCCTGCTCAAATGGCTCAAAAGATAACTGGTGAAGAATTTCCTGTATTTTTTAGTAAGGTCGAATTAATTAAATTGTTAAAAGATCTCAAAGCAGACTTTTATTCTGGAATGGATCACGGTTTTACACACGATTTCGCTGTGGTTACCGGGGCACTGATTGGTCATATTATGTATGTCGTTGATGTGATTTCAATAAAAGGATATGAATTACAGCAAAGAGTTAACTTATGTAAAGAGAGGATAGGACATTTAAAACCTAAGATTTATCCTGATAATGCATACCCAGCAGATAATGCCACATTTAGGCGAAATGGTTTTAAATTGATTGATTTTAGTAAAGATATTCTCAAAGGAATAGAAAATGCTCAGGCGAGAATTCGACCTGGCGGCAATTTACCGATTTCTTTGTATCTACTGAGAAATGATGAAGGTTGTGAACGTTTAGCTAATGACATACTTAGGTACCACTGGCGCGTTGATTCACATGGCGATTTAGTTGAGGAACCGGATAGTAAAGATAATGATAGATTAGATGCATTTAGGTATTTGTGTCAAAATGTTCCGATTGGAAGAACTGGTATAATTGCTGCTTTTGATAAGAGTAGACCTAAGACAATTTATGATAAAAATAATCCACATAAGGGCTGGATGAAGGATAAAATTAATGAGTTGACAGGTGAGGGTAGCACGAGTGCAGACGCTAATGGAGACCAGTCCATTCACTGGATATTCTAGCTTAATCTTTAATTTTTTAAGGACATTTCCTTGAGTACATTTAATGAATATATAGCATTAAATTGCTATCAAGATATTACGCCCAACAGCAATCCGCAAAATCGGCTTGTTGATTGGCGCCAAAATGTTATTAATATATCTGTAGATAATCCACTAAATCAAAAATTTGCGATTGCTCCAGGTAGTTCACAAATCGTGTTCTCTAGCGCTAGGGCTACCACAATTGACGGAACAACTGTATTTCAAATTACTATGAATCCAACTAATTCGAATTTGTATCGAATTACAACCACTGGTGGCACAGCCCCTGGATTTCGTACAAGCCGTGGATTAGCCTTAACTGGTGATACGGTAACTGTTGCTGTAAATAACAACGTTAGTGCTACATTTACTTTAGCGGTTAATAATTTTGCAGGAGTTTCAATCGGAGACGTAATTTTCATCCCTACAGCTTTAACTGGCGATCCGTCCAGTCCGTTTAATATTTTGAACGGTGGATTTTGGACGGTAATTGGTAAAGTGTCCGGTGGGTCTCCTCAGACAATCACTGTAGTTCGTTTTCCCGGGGTTTCATTTAGTGGTGTACCGGAGTCTATCGTACAAACTAATAATTCTCAATTTCAGGCATTTTCTTCTGCTGGCGTTCAGCTTGAGGATACTTTACAGATATCGGCAGGTTTTAGTCCAATTACTCAAGAAACAGCCTATACAATTGCTACTGTCACAGCAAACTTTGTTGAATTTTTAAGTTCATCACCATTACCGTTAGAAACTGGAATTCAGCCTACCGCTTCTGGAATGACTTTCTACAGCATAGCAAAGCGCTTTGTCCGCATTGAAATAGATCAACCTTGCTATGTTCAGTTTAATGGTAGTTCAGATGTGAATAATTTGATTATCCCACGCTTGGCTGGAGACTTGGCCAACAATTTTGGTTGGTTTGAAAAATGGTCGAATGTATTCAGCGTAAACATAGTCAATAAATCTCAGAATAATACTTTAAATGTTATATTTATTAGTGCTCAATAAGGAGCTTTAGACCTTGGCTCCCAAAAAATCAAAAATATTATTTTTAGATCCGGCAGTAGATGAGGATACTTTAGCTAAGTCTGAAAAAGGCGAGGATATATCCGGTAGTCCATTAGTTAAAAGTATCATTTCTGCCATGAATCGTCAAGATCGCCTAAAGCGTTTGGCGTTTGAAGAGGATCCCAACTTACCACATCGTTATGGTGGGTTATTTTTCGATAAAGTAGCTTTAATACCAGACCGTGTACTAAAGCGCATTGCAATCGTTGATGACCTTGTAGCTACTTGCGTTAATATTCGTGCGCAACAGGTAGCAACTTTTGGAAAGTTACTAACAGATAAATATTCAACTGGTTTCAGGATTGAACCGGATGAAAAAGAGTTTAAGAAACTTTCAAAAGAGAAGCAAGAAGAGTTACTTGAAAGAATCAAGGAAGCTACTAAAACTATACTAACATGTGGTAGCCAAAAGGGCTTAAAACCAGAAGATCACATGTCCCTGTCTAAGTACATGTACTTGGCTGGCCGTAACGCGGCTATATTTGGTCGTTGGGCTACAGAAATTCTACATGAAGTTGACATACAGACTCATAAAAAAGTATTTAAGAATTTTAGACCAGTGGATTCCGGCACGATTTATAAAGCCGTTCCTAAGGCCCATGGATTAGAGAAAGTTCGTGAAGAAGCTTTAAAGAGATTAAAAAGTCTAAGAGGTTGGTCTAAAGACAAGTTAGATCCAAATAAGTTCGAAAATGATTCATACACTTGGGTTCAGGTTATTGAAGGCACGCCTGTCGAAGCCTTCACTGCTGACGAAATGTATGTCCACGATGTTTTTCCTACCACAGATATCGAATTAAATAATTATCCACTTACCCCAATTGATACAGCTATCGCTGCTATTACCACTCACATAAACATCACAACTACTAATAAGTTATACTTCCAAGCCGGTCGGTCTGCAAGAGGTATGGTTATAATTCAAAGTGATGACGTCGATCCAGACACACTCGCTGACTTAAAGCAGCAATTTATGGCCAACATCAACGATGCTGGTAAGAGTGGAAGAATCCCCGTTTTACGTGTAAATCAGGGTGATAACGTCACTTGGCAGGGAATTGAAAGTGCTCGTGATATGGAATTCCAGTACTTGTACGATACCAATTGCCGTGTCGTACTGGCAGCATTTAACATGTCACCCGAAGAAGTCCCCGGCTATATGCACTTGGGGAAAGCAACCGGTAGCCAAAGTCTAAATGAATCGGACAATGAATTTAAGTTAGAGGCTGCTCGTGACGTTGGTATTCGTCCATTATTGGCACATTTTCAGGACTTTTTAAATGGTAGAATCCTGCCACTAGTAGATGAAGAAGTCGCTAGGTTATGTAAATTAAAACTATATGGATTGGAAGCTGTTTCTAGAGAACAAGAAGATTCTAGATTGCAGGCAGAAATGGAACTTTCTGCAACGTTCGATGATATCATGCGAATCAAGGAAAAGGATTTAATTGGTACTAGGTGGGGTGGTGATTATCCATTAAACCAACAAATTCAGATGGTTCATGATAAGTTTTTTACCGTTGGTGAACTACGTGAACGTTTTCTAGGGATTGAGGGGGGATCTAAGGATCCTAAGTGGGATTATGTTCGTGATGCTTTCTATTTCCAAAATCAACAAGTAGTACAAGCACAGCAGCAAATGGAAGACCAAAAGAAGATCATGGAAGAACAGGCCAAACAGCCTCAACAAGCGCCTACAACACCTCTAACTCAGTCCGGCGCCGGGCAAACTCAAAATGGCCCCACACAAGAAGGTCAACAACCGCCCCAGCAGGGTGATCCTCAACTTGAGTCTGCAGTAGATCAATTAATCCAAATGCTTTCCAAAAATGAGGTTGACTACAAGGCCATGAAAAAGAAGTGGCTTTTACATCAAAATTTAGTGGTTGAATCTGCCATGGAAGAGTTTGAAAAGAAATCAAAAGAAGCTATAGCCGAATTAGCTTTATTAAGTGTCAAGAATAAGCGGGAGTAGTTTATGAAACTGCCCCGCAGGGTCATTAAAATCATAGAAGATAAGTTAGGTCAAGCATTCTCTGCTTTAAAAGGGAAATTGTTTGTCATCTCTGCCCCTTCTAAACTTAATTTACCTGGAATCTATATGGAAGCCATAAAGGAAAGTGGTGGCGCTCCAGATTTAGAGACTTTACAGAACAAGATCGATGTGGTTGATAAGTACCTAGATAGCACTCGTTTGCAAGCTATAAATAAAGCTACTAAGGAAATTGAGGCTCATTTACAGACTAATCAAAATCCAACCCCAGAACAAGTAGAGAAGGTTTTAAGAGACGCTTGGAAGGATACTCTATCAAAGGTTAAACAAGTGGTTGAAAGTGAAGTGACTTCATTTAGAAATGCCGGATTAATGGAAGGTATTATACGAGTTTCTGCTAATAAGAACATCCCCGATCCAAACGTCGCATTTATCACCGGTAAAGATAAACTTGTTTGTCCAGAATGCATTCGTTTACACACCATCGATGGCGTAATACCAAAAGTATATAAATTTTCACAAGTTTCCCACGGGTACGTCAAAAGGGGTTCAGCATCTCCTAGTTGGCATGGATTACATCCCAATTGCAGGTGTTCGCCAATATTGATTTTACCTAATTTTGGTTTTAAAAATGGTCGTTTAGCGTATATTAAAGAAGGTTTTGATGTTTTTCAAGAACAAAGTGATGGGGATTAATCTTTAATTCATGTCTCTCCCTGAGTTAAATTCCAAAATTGAAGAAGCTTTGAGTTATGAAAAGCATGGAACCGTATTAGACGGTATAATAGCGGCTCAGGCTATAGATACTTCTGCAGAATTGATTGATATCGCTGGATGTGATATAAGTTCACTTAATGAAGATGCGGTTCTTAATACGGAGCATATCTCTCCAGAAGTGCCTCAATTCAGGGAAGCTAAAGGTGATCAACCTGGATTTTGGAGTACTGTAATAGGTCGTTGTGTTTTTGCTAAGAAAATATTTAGTGAAGAAGATTGTGAAAGCGCCCGTGAGTTACAGTTTTGGAATTCTATTAAATTACCAATGATTTATGGTGCTTTTGAGTTGTTTGACCAAGAAGGTCACAGGAATGCTCAAGACGCAGCGGCAATGATTAAACACTATAATGAACGAGGATTACCTGTCACAGCTCGTTTTTCAATTGAAGGTAATACTATCAGGCGAGATGGTAACATATTAAAGAATACAGTTTCAAGACGAGTTGCCTTGACTTTAAAACCATGTAATCGTTCAGCAGTTTCTGCCTTGGTAGCTCCAGCGGCAGAATTGTCGTTTAAGTCAGAATCTAACGATTTTGGTAATTTTACTTCGTCAATTACTATGGATTTCTCACCCTTGATTAAAACCATGACTCTTGGTAGTTACAATGGAGCCCCTGGTACATTGACTGGTGGGGCTGCTTTGTCTGTTGAAGATCTAGGTAAGCGCAGTAAGAAGAAATTTTTAAAAACTCAACTTTTAGCAGCCATGAGAGACTGGGATAAGTCTGAACCGTTTTCTAAATTTTTAAAGCATAGGTTACCTGAAATATCTGATGATTTCTTAGATAATTTTATGAATATAATGAGTAATGCAAAAATTACTAAAAAAGAACTTATCAAACACGACGTTTTTGAAGGCGATTCTCAAGCCTTAACTACTGGATTAAAGCCATTACCTAAGGCTCCAACAAAGGCCCACATGTTTCGTGGCAAACATGTTGATCCAGGGGAAGCTGAAATTATACGTGGTCCATTACAGGGTAAAAAGTTAAAAGTATTCCACATGGATGATGATCATGTTTATGTTGAGCCCCCACAGACCCAAAGTTCTGATGTAAAAGTTCAGAGAACTCCAAGGAAACTTGAAGGGGTTCATTACGTAATTAACAAAAAACCTGAAACTTTGGCAACTCCGGCCTACGTTGATGCTACGAAACATGCTCATGGCAGCACAGAGACCCAGGAACAAAAAGAACTAATCCATGGTATTGATACATC